TATTCAAGTTGAAGACGTTAAATTCACAAAACAAGCTTTGATTTCAAGTCCTAAGTTCTCAGTTATTGAACGGGATATTTTGAAATTAGCTTTAGATGATGACAAAGAATACACAATTGCCGAAGTTTAAAAGGCGATTGACAAATTTAAGGAGGGATTTTAATGGCAGGAGGAACTTGGAAAGCTCAAGATAAGCGCAGACCAGGCGCTTATATCAATGTCGTAGGTAATGGTCAAAGAGAAGCAGCTTCTTCTCTAGGTAGAGTGTTGTTAATTCGTGATAAAGGCTTAGGCTGGGGCAAGAATGGTGTCATTGAAGTAGAAGCTAACAGTGATTTCACTAAGAAATTAGGTACTGCTTTAGATGATCCATCTCTTACAGCTTTAAAGGAAACACTAAAAGGTGCTTCTAAAGTGCTTGTTCTTAACCCCAATGAGGGTACAGCAGCGACTTTGACTAAAGAAGGACTGCCTTGGACTGTTACTGCAAATTATCCAGGTGAAAAGGGTAATCAAATTACCGTTAGTGTTGAAGTTAGTCCAGCTGATCAGAATGCGGCTACTATATCAACTATCTTTGGTACTAAGTTGGTTGATGAACAATCAATCAAGTTCAATGAATTAGATAAGTTCAAGGGCAATGATTACATCACTGCAAAAGTAGTCGAAGAGGGTAGTTCAAAGCCTGTAGCATTTACTAATGTTTCAGGCGCTTTGACTGGCGGTACTACTACTGAGTCTAATAAAGTTGAAAGCTTATTGAATGACGCTTTAGAAAATGAAGAGTACGCAGTTGTTACTACTGCTGGCTTTGAACCATCAAGCAACATGAACAAGTTGGTTGTGGAAGCAGTTAAGCGTCTTCGTGAAAATGAAGGTCGCAAGGTTAGAGGTGTAATTCCTACTGATGCAGATACTACTTATAACTATGAGGGTATTTCAACCGTTGTTAATGGTTACACTTTAAGCGATGGTACTAATGTAGATGTTAAAGATGCAACTGGTTACTTCGCTGGTATTTCCGCTTCTGCTGATGTAGCAACTTCTTTAACTTATTTTGAAGTTGAAGATGCTGTTTCAGCATATCCAAAACTTGATAATGAAAAGACAATTAAGGCTCTTGATGCTGGGCAAATTGTGTTCACTACACGTCCTGGCCAAAGAGTAGTAATTGAACAAGATATCAACTCATTACACAAGTTTACGGCTGAAAAGCCACAGTCATTCTCTAAAAACAGAGTAATGAGGACTTTAGATGAGATTGCTACTGATACTGAAAATACTTTCGAAAGAACTTACTTAGGTAATGTTGGTAATAACGCGGCTGGTCGTGACTTGTTTAAGGCAGATCGAATTGCATACTTAACTAGTTTACAAAATAGAAACATGATTCAATCTTTTGCTAACACTGACATTACAGTAGAAGCAGGAAATGATATGGACTCTATTGTTGTTAACTTAGCAGTGACTCCAGTTGACGCAATGGAAAAACTTTACATGACTATGGTCGTTAGATAGGAGGAACATAGATGGCTGCAATTGATGAGTTTTTAAATGGTCGAGATACCATCTCAACCAAAGATGCTACTTTATCAATCAAAATTAATGGCAACATTATTAAGATGATTGAATGTGATAAGTTCACAGCTAAGCTTGAAAAGAACAAGGAAGATGTTCAAACTTTAGGCTCTCACTGGAAGAGAAAGAAAACTACTTCTGTTGAAGGTACAGGAACTTTAGGTGGCTATTTGATTAGTTCAAATTGGCTTAAGTACGGTATTCCATACACTCAAGACGGTGGGGATTTATATTTTGACGCAACTTTAACTATCCATGACCCAACTTCAAGAGCAGGTAAGCAAGTGGTGCAACTAACAGATGTTAACTTGGACGATATCCCAATTGCTGATTTTGAAGCTGATGATGGCGTAATGGAATGGGAAAGTGATTTCACTTTTGAAGGTGTCAACTTAGTACAAGAATTTAACGGAATTAATTAAGGAGTATTTAAATGGCTGAAAGTGTTGAAGATTTTTTATTTGAAAATGTAGGTAGTCCAGTAGAAGAAAAAGAAATTAAGCTTGAAAGATTTAAGTCTCCTTTTAAGATTAAGTCTTTAACTGCTGACGAAGTATCAGAACTTCGAAAGCAAGCAACTAAGCGAGTTCTTAACCGAAAGACACATAAGTATGAACAAGAAACTGATGAAAATCAGTTCCAAGACTTAGTTGTAGCAGAAGCTGTTGTTTCTCCTAACTTAAACAATGAAAAGCTCCAAACTTCATGGAGCTGTATTGCTAAACCAGAAGAAGTTTTGAAGAAAATGCTTAAAGTTGGTGAATATACTGAGCTATCGCAGGCAATTATGGACTTATCAGGTCTTAACGATGATGACAGTTCAGAAGACTTGGTTGAAGAAGCAAAAAACTAATAAATGAGTCTGTTGGCGACTTTAACATTTATCACTATGTTCTTAATGAATATCACTGGACGCCTAAACAATGGGCGGAGATGTCAAGACGTGAGCAGGCTTTAGTCGTTGCTTCAATTGAAGTACGACAAAAATACGAAAAAGAAGAAGAGAGAAAAGCAAAAAGAAAGGCTAGGTCTAAGCATATTTAAGGCTTAGCCTCTTTTTTTACATTCAGGAAAGAAAGGAGGTAGTAAATGAGTACAATTAGCACCACTGTTAAGATTAATGACGCTTTTAGTAACCCATTAGATCGCCTGTCTAGTGGTTTGCAAAAAGCGCAAAGTGGTATGAGCAGATTAAAAGAAGCTATTTCTGGCGGTTCTAGTGGCGGTAGCATGTTCAAATCAATGGTTGGCGGTACTGTTGTTGGTGGAGCAATCAACAAGGGGATGGAACTTGCCAGTACTGGAATTCGCTCTATGATTGGAGAACTTAATGAAGCTCAAACATCGTGGACGACATTTGAGGGAAATATGCGTCAAATTGGTAAATCTCCTGCTGAAATTTCAAAAGCTAAGAATGAATTACAAAGATTTGCTGAGCAGACAATTTATGGTGCTGCTGACATGTCAAGCACCTATTCACAATTAGCCGCTGTTGGTACAAAAAATACTACTACATTGGTCAAAGGTTTTGGTGGACTTGCTGCAGCTGCAACTAATCCAGCGCAAGCCATGAAGACTCTATCTGAACAAGCAACTCAAATGGCTGCGAAGCCTAAAGTACAATGGGAAGATTTTAAACTAATGGTTCAGCAAACGCCTGCCGGTATGGCTGCCGTTGCTAAAACAATGGGTATGAGTCTAACTGATTTAATTTCTAAAATTCAAGATGGAAAAATTAAAACTGAAGATTTCTTTAATGCCGTAGCCAAAACGGGAACTAATGCTAACTTTTCCAAAATGGCGACTCAATATAAAACAATTGGGGACGCTGTACAAGGATTAAAAGAGCAAATTACTAATGGCTTGCTAAAAACTTGGGGAAAAGTTAGCCAAATTGGTATTCAAGCGGTAAATCAACTTTCAGATGCTTTAAGTAAAGTTAATTTTGAAAAAATTGGTGATGGACTTTTAAACGGTATTAAGAAATTTGAGCCAGCTTTTGAAGAGTTGAAAACTGGCTTTGATGATTTCAAAAAAGGCTTTGAAGAGTTTAAAGTCCCAAATGCAATTAAAGGAACTATTGACTCTATCAGAGATGCTTTTGAAAATTTAGTCAATTCTATGGATCAAGTTAAAGGTGGAAAGAGCTTTTTTAAACAACTAGGAGAACTTTCTGGAGGTGCTTTAAGCGGATTAGCAAAAGGAATTGGTGCAATTGCAGAAGCAATTGGTAATTTAAGCCCTGAAACTCTTTCTAGTTTGGCCCAAGCATTCATTATCTTAAAGGGTGGTTTGAGAGGGTTAACTTTTGAAGCAATCGTCATTGGTCTTAAAGAATTGAATAAATTAGATCCAGATACAATACAACATCTTGCTAATGCTTTAGTAAAATTGACAACTGCTTTCATAATTTTAAAGGCTTTGGGACGCATTTCTAATTATGCAAAAGGTATTGCAGACTTCTTTAAAGGCTTTAAGAATGCTAAGAAGATCAAAGCTCCTGAAATTGAGTCGCCCAAAATGACTAAGCCGGGCAAAATTTTAAGTAATGCTGGTGCATATATGAAACTTGGTGCAGCATTTGCCTTAGTTGGTGCTGGTGCGTTAATGGTTGGTGCTGGATTTAAGTTACTAGCCGATGCAGCTACTCAGATTTCTAGTGCAGGAGGCGGTGCTATAGCAACGTTCTTTGGAATGATTGCTGCTATTGCCGTCTTGGTAGTTTTAGTCCGGTTCTTAGGACCAGCGTTGATTGGTGGAGCGGTCGGCTTTGCTATTTTTGCAGCTGCTTTGCTCTTAATTGCTGTTGCTGTTTTAGTTGCAAGTGCTGGTATTGCTCTTTTGGCTACTCAACTACCTACTATTTCAGAATATGGAACTAGTGCAGCAGTTGGCTTACTTGCTTTAGCTGGTGCGATTGCTGTATTTGGTTTAGCTGCAATAGTTGGAGCTGTTGGAGTGCTTCTTTTAGGAGTTGCTTTAGTAGTTCTTGCTGTTGGTTTAGTTGCAGCAGGTGTTGGAGCGCTAATTTTTGCGGTTGGTTTAGCATTAGTCGGAATTACTGCTTTAATTGCCGCAGTTGGTGTCTTACTTTTAGGAGTTGCAATTGCTCTAGTTGCTGTAATGGTAATTATCGCAGCAGTTGGAATGCTCTTATTTGGTGTGGCACTTGTCTTAGTCGCTGCAATGGGTATTGTTGCCGCAGTTGGTTTGATGTTGATGTCAGTTGCTTTAATGATGATTATGGTCACGGCTATGGTATCAGCAATCGGATTGATGCTTTTAGCTGTAGCTTTAGTCTTAGTTGGACCAATGGCAATGATAGCTGCTATTGGATTGATGTTATTAGCTGCTGCTGCGATTATGCTAGGTGCTGGATTAATGATAGTAGCTGCTGCGGCTATGGCTGTTTCTAGTGCCTTAGTAGCTGTTGGAGCTTCTGTAATGATTATGGCGTCTTTATTTATTGCAGCTGGTGCAATGATGGTTTCAGCAATCACTAGCGCAATGAGTGGAGTAGTAAGTGCTGTAAGAAGTGGAATTTCTAATGCTGTGAATGCTGCTAGAAGTTTTGGAAATGCCTTAGTTTCTGTCGGTAGACAGTTAATTCAAGGGTTAGTCAATGGTATTAAATCCATGATTGGAGCCGCTGTTAGTGCAGTGCAAAGTGTAGCAAGCAAAGTGGTAAGTGCTGCTAAAAGCGTGCTTCACATTGGTTCTCCATCTCGTCTATTTAGACAATATGGTCGCTGGGTCGATCAAGGTTTAATCATTGGACTAAACAGAGATGCAGGTGCGGCTGCTGATGCTTCGGCAAGTATGGCGCAAGGTGTTGTAGATGCAGCTTCTGGAATGGCGCCAACTTTAGATCCTATTGGATTAAGTGGCATAAATCCGGGAGATTTACTAGCAGATGGATTTAATAGAGCATTAGGCGCAATTAGCAATGTTGCTGGCGCAATTACTGGACTTGATGGATCAAGAGCTAATATTGGCA